CTAGGAACGGCTCTAGGAATGACAGGTCCAATGGGAGCAGCAATAGGACTTGGTTTAGGATTATTAAGTTAGGAGAAAATTTATGACACCAGATGAAATGATGGAAAGAAGAAGGCAATTACTGAGAGACCAAACACCGATGTTTAGTATGCCTAACATAATGAATATGTTTGGTGGGAATCAAAGTGTTCCACAAACAATGGATATTAGACCTGAAGTTTTAGACATGATGAAGAGGCAACAAAATGCAAAACCACCTCCAGGAATGTTTTTTGGGTTTGGACCTCGTTTTAGCACAGAGGCTTACAATCAAGCGAACAACATACCAACAGGTCAAATTATACCACCTTCAAACACACAAAATGAAATGCAAAAAGCAATAAGTTCAGTTTATAATTTAACTGGAGACAATGCTGGAACTATAAAA